AAGATTGGCTCGATTGTCGGTGGTAGTGCTAAGGATGGAGAAAAGCTCATTGCTTCCTTTCTTAAAGGGACTCCCGCACTCAAGCGTCTACGTGATAAAGTATCCGTATATGCGTCCAAGGGCTATGTACCGGGGCTTGATGGTCGTAAGATTTGGGTTCGTAGTGAACATGCGGCACTCAATAGCTTGCTTCAAGGGGCAGGTGCTATCGTGATGAAAAAGGCCTTGTGTATCTTAAATGAGACAATCAAGAAGAATAATTGGGATGCTAAGTTTGTAGCTAATGTCCACGATGAATTTCAGATAGAATGCAAAGCTGACATCGCTGACTTAGTAGGTCAAGCAGGTAAGCAAGCAATCATTGATGCAGGTCTAGCGTATAATCTACGTTGTCCCTTAGACGGTGAGTACAAAGTAGGAAGGAACTGGCGTGAAACCCATTGATGACCCCAAAGTAACCCAACAGATTCTGTTGAACATAAGTGATGAAAGTTTCTTGATTCACCATTCAGCAGATATGGATATTCTCGATGTATACTTGGTGCTCTCAGCAGCCCTTGATTACATCGAGGATGAGGCAGAGGCTATCTCTCGTAAAGAGGGAAGCTACTTGCAGTAGAATCAGCTTGATCCGGCACAAGGATGTTGGGATTTTAAATCCGCGATCCTAAGGTCTTGGAGTTCCGAGGCGGCAGTGTCCCTGTAGTATGGTAAGCAGGGTTTTATAAACGGAGCTACGGCTCAATCCAGTAAAAGGAAAAGAAAACATGGCAGCAGATCTTAAACCCGTAAAAATCCAAGGTGAACTCTTCTGGACTAAATGGATGGCTGAGTTCAACACAGCATTCAACACAGACAACGACAAGTATGAGTGCACTATCGGTAACATCAGCGATGACGATGCAGCTAAGCTCACAAGCTTGGGTATCAAAGTCAAGCACAAGGAATCACAAGGTAACTTCATTGTCGCTAAGAGCAAGTACTTGTTCAAACCCACTGATGACAACCTCAAAGAAGTCAACATTGCTGACTTGGGTAACGGCTCTAAGTGCGTAGCTATCGTTGGTTCTTACACACACCGTATGTCAGCTAAGCACGGTAATGCTCCATCAGTGAAGACAATCATGGTGACTGAGGTAAAGACTTACGTCCCTGAAGCTCAGACGGATGACGAAGCCCTCTAAGGAATAAACATGACTGAACTACAAAACCGACCTTTTACTTTTGGCGAAAAAGCTTGTGGTGTAAATTTCAACCCCGGTGGAGATCCCACAGTAGCTCAAATTAAAGCAGATTTTGCAGCTCTTGTTGATAGTCTTAACGGAGTTCGTGAAGTTTGCAATAATGGCGAGAAGGCGCGTATGCTGTCTATTGCCATTACAGAATTACAAACAGCTCAGATGTGGGCCGTAAAAGCGGTTACATGGGGTCATTAAAAGAGTTGCCTCCTAAGCCTCGGCTGGCAATAATCGACGCGGACATTTTGGTGTACAAAATCGGTTTTGCTTCCGAGGATGTCTCAGAGGAGATTTGTTTAGGCAGGGTGACTAAGTTAGTCAATGAGATTGTTTACCAAGACCTCAAATGTGATGACTACAAAGCGTACATCACTGGTAAAGGTAACTATCGCAACGAAATAGCAGTCACTGAGCCTTACAAAGGCAACCGTAAGGATGCTAAGAGGCCAGTGCATTATCAGGCTATTCGTACCCATCTCCAGCGCCTTGGTGCAGAACTGGTAGAGGGTTCAGAAGCAGACGATGCAGTGGCTACTGAAGCTACTAAGACAGGTGGATGGATTGTCTCCATTGACAAAGACCTAGATCAAGTTGCAGGTTGGCATTACAACTTCGTGAAGCATGAGGAATACTACGTTACTGAGGAAGAAGGTCTTCGTAACTTATTCACACAGGTACTCACAGGAGATCGTACTGACAACATCATTGGCTTGAAAGGCATTGGACCTGTGAAGGCTGAGAAGCTTTTAAAGGATTGTAAAACTGAAAGGGAACACTATGACGCTTGTCTCAAAGCTTATTCTGAAGCTGGTCTTACCGAAGAGCGTGTTGTCGAGAACCTAAATCTTCTGTATTTACGTAGAAAGGAAAATGACAAATGGACATTGAACAGTTAAAACTTGTACTTGAGATGGTGAAGGGTATTGCTGATGATGCAACTTCCGTAGCTATTTGGTACATTGTTGTATCTTATGGGCTTAAGTTTGTAGGTTACATTACGATGTGGGGCGGTGTTGTAGGGTCTATCTATCTTATTGCCACAGCTTTTAAAACAAGTAATGACGACACAGCTTTTATTACTGAACTGCGTGATAACCTTGTCCCTTCTGCTTCAGGTTGGGTAGATCGTACGGACCGTAAAAACATTCGGAAAGCCATCCTTGATTTACAGGCAAAAGCTAATGACACAAAAGCGGCAAGCCGGTAAACCCCGTGTCCCACAGAGCTTCTACCTCGTTGGGTGTCAATGGACAGTCAAGTACGTAGAGGATTTGAGTGAGTACGGTAAATGTGCTTGTGATACTCAAACGATCTTCCTACGTGCAGGTATGAACAAGAACTTCACTGAGCAGACATTCTTCCATGAACTCGTACACGCTATTATGTTCTCTATGGGGCATACTAACCATGACGAGATCTTTGTAGATGCCTTTGGGCAGTTGTTACATCAGTATGAAAGAACGAAGCTATAAATGGTAACTCGTAAAGTAATCAGTAAGAAACGTGCTCATGCACTCAAGAATGGTTATCGCTCTGGTCTTGAAGAAGATATTGCTGATACGTTGAGAGCTAAGGGTGTGTCTTTTACGTATGAAGAGACTAAGATCAAGTACATTCAACCAGCTAGTGAGCATCAATACACAGCGGACTTTGAACTTGAGAATGGGATCATTATTGAAAGTAAAGGCAGGTTCTTAGTTGCTGATAGGAAGAAACATCTTCTCATTAAGCGACAACAACCTCACCTTGACATCCGCTTTATCTTCTCTAACAGTAAACAGAAGCTGAACAAAGGTTCTCGAACCTCTTATGCTGATTGGTGCAATAAGAATGGGTTTCTTTACGCCGATAAAGAGATTCCGGATTCATGGATAATTGAACGACGAAGGAGTGTTCACGATGGACGTAGAATTACTGAAGGAAAATGAAGACGGTAGTGCAGACTACCATGTGAAGATGAGCAATGAAGAACAAGCACAACTGTTCCGCTTTGCTTTCATTGAGATGTTAAAACGAGGAATTGAGGAAGGTAAGCAGCATGAGCCAAGTGAAGTTAGTGTGGGTAACACCGGAAGCGGAGAACAAGATTGCGTATATGGCCTGTGTGTCAAATCCGGCAAATCAGAACTCAGATGCATCTGCGACCAAGTTACTCAAGTACCTTATTAAGAACAGCTGATGTCTAAAACACCAATTCAAGTAGCTTGGGCTGCGGAGATTATAGAATGAACGAACGAATTCGAGAACTTGCTTTTCAGGCAATGAGTATCAACCAAAAGGTCAGTGACGATTCTTTCTTTGTTGAAGTTTCAAAGCTCAAAGAATTCGAAAAGTTCGCCGAGTTGATTGTAGGGGAATGTATAGAGATTGTGGAGCCATGTAAGTGTGGTTGTAGATGTGGCCAAGAAGTCGCTATCACAGATTCTATCATCGCTGATATCAAAGAACATTTCGGAGTTGAAGAATGAGTACCTTTGATTGTTCATGGGAAGAATTCAAACATCGTGCTAAAGAGTTTCACGATGCCGTACCGACACTTGACTATGATGGTCTAGAGAATGGTTATAAAGCGCTCGGTATGTCGTATCTTGGTATGAAAGAAGATATGTGGCAACACAGTGCAGCTATCGTTCTAAAAATGATGATGAAAGAAATGATCGAACGACAAATAGAGTTGGATGAGCGTGTAGGAGTTGAAGAATGAAGTTCATATTTGAGATGAGTGATGCATGGGGTGATGATTATGTTGTTACTATTGACGCATTAACAGAAAAAGAAGCAACTAAAATAGCTACTTTGATTGATGATGATGCCGTGCCAAAGAGACTAATTGGAATACAAGAATGAAACTACTAATTGAAGATACGATCACAAGTCTTTAGCTGTTCATTGTGAAATGACGGATGAGGACGTGATTAGAAAACTTCATTCTATTTTCAATGTAGGGACTGTCAACGAAAGACAAAACATGTCAGGACGTGTGGACAAAAGACCTAGAAAGAAAACATGGATATGGAGTGTTCAGAATCACCAAGGAATCCATGAAGTTTGTACCGCAGTTCTTCCTCACATGGGAAGCCGTAGAAAAGAAAAGATTAAGGAGTTGTTAGATTATGTCGAAAGTCGAACTGGTATGGGTTACTCCGGAAGCTGAAAAGCTTATCGGCTACATGGCAAGGGTTTCTAATCCAGCCAACCAAGATAACCACGAGTCAGCTCCAAAGTTAATCAAGTATTTGATTAAGAATAAACACTGGAGTCCGATGGAGATGGTTAACGTCTGTATGGAGATTGAAACTACACGTGATATAGCTCGTCAGATCTTACGTCACCGTAGCTTCTCCTTCCAAGAGTTCTCACAGCGTTACGCAGTCTCTGAGG